GGCTTGGATTATAGCTAAATTCCCCGAGCCCATTTATGTGGGGACAATAACTAAAAAGAGGTAAACTTATGGCATCAAGACTTTTTGAATGTCAATCCTGTATGTCGTTTGGTAAGATTATTTTGAAAGGCCCTGATGCCGATGTTGATTCAATTGCTTATTGTCCGACATGTGGGGCTGACATTAGCCGTGTAGATGATTATGAAGAGGATGATGAAAATGGAAGAAGTTACGATTAAGAAAGTGGTGATTCATTATTCGGATGGTTCTACCGAAACGATTGGTGAACAAGAAGAACAAGTTGATGAGCGTGTTCAGCCACGAGATTACTCATCAGATGATTTCTTCAACCAGATGTGGAACCAAAGTTCTTGGAATCCGATGAAATGGTTTAAGTGATAGCGTCGCAAAAATGATAAATAGCCTAGGCATTCAACCTAGGCTATTTTCTTATGTGGGTTTACAAAGATCAACCATTCTCAGATGAACAGATTGGGCCATCACTCGGTTTCGTTTACAAAATTACCAATCTTCTAGACGGTAGGATCTACTTTGGCCAGAAAAAATTTTGGTTCACTAAGACCAGAACCGTCAAGGGAAAGAAGAAAAGAGAAAAGGCTCCCTCTGACTGGAAGCAATATTGGTCGTCTTCAAATGAACTCAAAGCTGATGTAGTAAATCTTGGCGAAGAAAATTTCATCAGAGAAATTCTACATCTATGTTCATCAAAGGGTGAAATGAATTACCTTGAAATGCGTGAACAAGTGACCCACGACGCTCTATTATATCCGCACTTATATTATAATGAGTATGTCGGAGGAAGAATTAGCCGAAGTCATCTAAAACAACTAATTAAAACAAAGGATGATTCAGTATGACATTTTTAATGTTCTTTTGCGCGCTAGCACTTTCTGCATCAGCCGCATGGTATTCAATCATTGGTCTAACGGCTATCTTTGCCGCAGCCAAAATTCCCATTATCATCATGGGAGCAACGCTTGAGGTATCTAAGTTAGTAGTAGCATCATGGCTCTATCGAAACTGGAAAGAAATCCCGTTTCTGATGAAAACATACCTCACTGGAGCACTTCTGGTGCTAATGTTCCTTACGTCAATGGGTATATTTGGATTTCTCTCCAAGAGTCATGCCGATCAATCCATGAACTCCGGTGACGTTATAGCCCAAATTGAAATGTTGGAACAAAAGATTCAGATAGAACAGTCTAAAATTGATTCTGCCAAAACTACTCTGGCACAACTAGACACTCAGGTGAATGAAATGATTGGTCGATCAACATCGACTTCGGCAATCAATCGATCAATTGCTATTAGAAAACAGCAAGATAAAGAAAGATCAGCGTTGATTCAATCCGTAGAAGAGTCTCAATCTAGGATCAACGAACTTCGAGAGGAGTTAATCCCATATAAAACTCAGAATCGACAACTCGAAGCTGAAGTTGGGCCGATCAAGTATATTGCGGCTTTGATCTATGGAGAGAATGCAGATGAGAATCTATTAGAGAAGGCAATCAGATGGGTTATTCTTCTTATTGTTGGTGTTTTTGATCCACTAGCTGTTGTTATGCTTATTGCTGCCAGTTGGTCAATGAAACATAGATCTGACTTAGAATCTGTATCGGGATCTGGTTTAGGTTTGGTTCAAGAATCCAATTTAGATTCTGTTCAAGATAACACTAAGCCTAAACCTAAACCCAATACTGAATCTAATCTAGATTCTTTTATGGATATTTCACAGAGAACCATTATAACATCTGATGTAAACCTTGTAAAATCAAATTTGTCAAAAGATTTAACTTTACCGATTCAGGAACCACGACTTGACACTTCGACAATAGTCAAGCAAAAAATTCAAGAACAAGGAACAAATGAAAATGCTGACATGGGTAATACCGGCGAATCGATTAGTCCTTCAGCGCTTGCAATAGAATCTAATCAAGAACCGTCAAATGTGACCCAGAACGCACCAGAGGACGCTGAAGACTTTTGGAGATCACGACCACATAGACCTATTACGAGGAGATAAAATGATAACCAGAGACATTCTAAGCGTTCTGGCGCCAACTAATAAAAATATTGACGTTTGGGTTGAAGCGATGAATACAATTCTACCCAAGTATGATATAGTAACGCCAAAGCGTCTGGCGGCATTTTTAGCACAAACTGCACATGAGTCTGCTGGATTCACAGCTGTGCGAGAAAATTTAAACTATTCTGCACAAGCACTAATGAAAACCTGGCCCGCTAGATTTAATGCAACTACCGCTGCGGCATATGCACGTCAGCCGGAAAAAATTGCCAATAAGGTTTATGCAAATAGAATGGGTAACGGCGATGAAGCTTCGGGTGACGGATGGCGATATCGCGGTCGGGGTTTGATCCAGACCACTGGAAAGGCAAACTATACAAAATTAGCTCAATATATCAAAAAGACTCTGGAAGAAACAATTCAATATTGCGAAACAGTTGAGGGTGCTGTTGAATCTGCTTGTTTCTATTGGGCATCCAATAATTTGAATGCTATTGCCGATACTGGTGATATGACTGCTCTAACTAGACGAATCAACGGTGGTGTAATTGGTCTAGCAGATAGATTAGACAAATACAAAAAGACTCTAGAAGCTTTAGAGAAATCAAATGCCAAAACTAGATGATTACAATGCATTTGAGCCAGAGATAGAATCCAGATCTGATATAGCATATAATTCTAATTCTCATGTCACTGATATTCCCGCAAAAGCTTTTGCGGATACTATAGCTTCATCTGCTAATCGACAAGAGCAGCCATGGTTGAAGACGTATTGGAGACCGGCTATAGCCTGGGTGTATCTGATAACATGTGTGTTCGACTTCATTCTGTTCCCGATTGCGTGGAGCATACTTCAGGCATACTTCAGTGGTACTGTCGATTCTGCATGGACTCCGATCACTCTTCATGGTGCCGGATTATACCACATGGCGATGGGGGCGGCAGTCGGTGTATCCGCGTATAGTCGAGGCAAGGAAAAATTGAACGACAAAATGTAGTTTACTTTTTCGTAAAACTTGATATAATGGCTCCATCAACATCGAGAGGTGTATATGGAGCCTAAATTTTTTGTCCGATCTGAATCAGGATATTATGACAATTCATCCGACGTATGGGGTCTAACCATCGTTCTAGGTGATGACGGTCTGTATTATGTCAACGTTTTTCCTAATCTAATCAATCTTGATTACCGATTAGCGGTCTAGACTGTACATGAAGCCCATGCATATGTCGATTATTTGATGAACAAGTGGACCAACCGAACGTGAAAAAACGATATAGTATCAAAGCGACAACGTACGATCGTCGAGGGCGCATCATTTCCGTTGCATATAACGATTATCATAAGACTCATCCGATGCAACTTGAGTATGCTAAGAAAGCGGATCAGGAATATCGGCAAGTTCTACACGCTGAAGTTCTCGCGATTATTAGGGCTAGGGGCAAACTGATCCACAAGATCAAGATTGAGAGGTATGACTCTCAGGGCAATCCAAAAGATGCCTGTCCCTGCCCTGTCTGCTCTATCGCAATCAAAGAAGCAAAAATTAAGTTCATTGAATACACTATGGGTTAATTATGGACATCGAAATTTTAAAACGCATTGAAGAAACCGAAGAATGGAAACAGCTCAATCGATCTTATCGGCAAAAGCTCGAGGCCGCCATTAAGTCTCTGGGAGAGAAATGGATTCTTCATCCGACAAATCAAAAGCAACGCAAAAACAAATATTAATCATAATGGAGTGCTAAAATGGCAAGTGTTTTTAAAATTCTTGGTGCAATTGCTGGTCTGGTGTGGATGCTGTTCGTCTTCACTATGTTGACAATTGTTCTACCTATTCAAGTTTTTCTTAACATGTTCTGAGGTAATTATGACTATTACGCGTGAAGGTCTAGTTGATCGACTGAAACAATCTGTAGTGAATGTTATATTCACTAAGGCTGATGGCTCTGAGCGAACGATGAATTGTACTCTGAAACTAGAGAACATTCCTGAAGATCAACATCCAAAGAGCACGATTAAATCTGAAAGTGATCAGATTCGTGTTTTCGACACGGATATTGATGCATGGCGTAGTTTCAATTTTAGTTCTGTAAAGACTATTGATGGAGAAAGCGTACATGACTAACGTGATCTATGTTTTTATTTTTGTATTAGCAATTATTTTTGGACCATTAGCTCTTATCTGGGCGCTCAATACACTATTTCCCGCTCTGCTAATTCCGTACACATTTGAAACCTGGCTAGCAGCAGTTGTGTTTAATATGTTCTTTGTTCCTTCTAAAACCTGGAGTTCCAAGTAATGTCTAATGTTATGATTTCAAATCCGGCCGATCGCAAAAAGATTAAGGATGCTCTTCAAGAAATTTCCGATGCAATGACCCGAATTGCTGCAGAAAAAGATCTAATCAAGGAGATTGTTGCTGACGTGAGTGACAATTTCCAGATGGAAAAGAAAACCGTGAATAAGATGGCTCGTGTATATCACAAGCAAAATTTCATCAATGAGCAACAAGCATTTGATGAGTTTGAAACTCTGTATACAAATATCGTAGAAGCTCAGGGATGATTTTAATGGGGCTCCGGTCCCATTTTCTAAATGGGGAAAATCATGGAAGAAAATTCAGCAGAATTTGAACAAGAAGTTGAAAAAATTCACACTCTGTTCGGTGATAGAATTCCAAATCCAAACCAGTATCCACGTGGATTTGCTTATTACGTCAGGTTGTATAAGCATCTAAAATCATTGGAAACTCCTCCTCAACAAGACATTGTGGATTTCACATGATGAAAACATTATTAGCATTAGCATTTACCCTTATTGTATCTCCGGCTTATGCTTGGGGTGATAGAGAGCAGGGTGCACTGATTGGATTTGCCGCAGGTATGTTAGCAAATCAGATTCACCAAGATCGGCATCAATTACCCAGATATCAGCCGCGCGATTATTCATATCCCAATATTTACATTACACCACCATCAGTATATAATGGTTATGTACCGATTCAACCATTATATACTCATCAGATTATTTTTGACCCAATCTGTCAATGTTACCGACAGATTGTTGTTCAATCTGGTTGGCGATGAAGGAGAATTAAAATTATTCTGGTAGATTACAATCAAGTCGCGACGTCGGCAATTCTTGCCTTTGCTGATGAGCTGAAGAATAA